ATAAGTTTTAATTCATTAGGAGGAAAGTCTTGAGCTAAAACATTATAAAGTTTATAGGTAAGCTCTACGTCGTTCTTACAATACTCACCATATTGTTTTAAATCGTCAACATCAAAGTCTTCTAAGCGTTTACCTTTAGCATCAATTACTTCTGTGCCTTTTTTACCAAGTTGGTAACGTTCGACAAGAGCCGCGAGAGAGCCACCCACATCCACACCGTGCTTAGCACGAGCCATGCCAAGAGTATCAAGATAAATAGCTGGGATAATGTTAAAAATAAACGAGAGAATAGCACCATCGAATTGTGTATTATGACAAAGTAAGATGGCTTCGTTCCAATTAATCTCCATAAGTTTAGTTTTAATATGGTTATGTGTGCCTGTAATCCATTGAGTTTCTTGGTCGTCAATCTTAACACCCACTCCAATAACTTGAAATTTTTCATGGCGTATGTATTCCTCTGTGGTTAGGTTTGATAGACTGAAACCCTGTTCATAAAAAGTTTCAAAGTCTAGTGTGATTAAGTTCATATTGATTTATACCATACTGGTACAGTATATCTATTTCCTTTAGTTATTTTATTTACTCCGTGCAATAAAGTATTGCCTTTAAATGTAACTATTTTTCCTGTTGCAAAGGGTATTTTCATGCCGTCTACAAAAGTTTCTCCGCCTTCATAATCATCATTTAAATATATAACAGACGTATATGTATGGTAATCAAAATCGTAATGAGCTTCCATATCTAACCCTTGTTTCCATTTAACTATTTCAAAATAATTAATATACGCGTGTTTATCAATATTCTGTATGTGGTGGGATATTCTTGCATGAAGCTTTTTAATAAAATTAATTTCAGTAGTGTCTTCAGGAATTGAAACTTTTGAACTTATATTTACCACTTCAGTATCATTATGATTTTTTCCATACATAGCATAGTTACTACTATGTATATCAATTAATAGTTGGCATTCTTGGGGGGTTAAAAAATTAGAAAAATTTATGTAGTTATAATTAATCATTTAATTTGTGTCCAAAATTCCCTGCTACTGAAATGCGATATTTATCGGAAGTATAAAATGGGTAGACCGCGTGTTGTAACTTTGCCGGAAATACAAGTAATCCATTGTTATATTTTTTATCCGCTGGTATAGATAGCTGGCAGGGCTTATTATTAATATTTGTATATATAAATTGAAAACATCCTGCAAGTGGGCTCTTACAATCTTTATTATTGGGGTTATTTTTTTCATCTTCTATGCTATAAGGTATATCTACCCATAATACAAAACTTATAACTCCAGAATGAGTATGTGGGGGATTAAATTCATATTTAGATTGATAATTTACCCAGAGATTTAATAATTGTATCTCGCTTAAATCTTCTCGGCAAATGTCTAAATCATTATACTCCCCATCTATAGATTGTTTATAGTCATTGGTATTTATATAGGCGTGTACTACTGGTAATAACATATTTTCTACGTACTTAAAACACTTACTTAATTTATATTCTTTATCAATATTACCTGCAAGGATATAATTAAATTTTTCAGTATTATTATACTTATTATCTAGAATAGACTTGATTTCATCTTTAATAGGTTTAATTTGTTCTTCAGATAACACTGCCTGTATATATCCCATGTTGGGAAAATTAACATAACTAAAATTTAACATATATTTGGTGGGCTACTCACGGTTTATATAAGTGCAAAAATACCATCACGAATTTAAACATATAAATAAAGTGCTTTCGCCCATATTCTTTTATAAGGTTGATAATAGTAACAGAACAGCTACTACTATGGCAAACATTATTTTACTATTTCGGTCTTCTTTTTTTTCAAATTCATCTCGTGCATATGGCGCACCCCACGCCTCCCTTGCACTACGTGGTGTAGGCTTTTCAAGGGTGTCAGGCTGAAAGAATCTCCAACCTTTCTTCGCGTTCTTAGCAAATACTTTCATTTGCCATGTTTCAAATTCTCGAATTGCTTGTCTTGCACTTGGGTCAAAGTTATTTAATTTTGCGTTTTGCACAAATTTTTTCCTTTTATTTTGCGTATTTTTCAAATTCATTACGGCACTCGGTAGAACACCAACGGCGGTCATCTTTGACTGGGGTTTCACACCATATACACTTCCCTGTTTGATTAGAAGGTTTTTTGATTTTATCGTGTGCATTTTTTACTCCCATGTCAATCATGTGTTGCATTAAATCATTAGCTACGTCGGCATCATCACTCATCTTATAAATTCTTTATCTCTTGATTGAATATAAAAATACTTACGCCACACCCCGCCTCTAGGTTGTGCCTTCGGTAAACTAATTAATCCTTGCTTATCTAGTTCTCTAATTCTTTGGTGATTGCCATGTGCGTGTAATATGATATGGTTTCTTCCTGCATTTGGGTGGTCTTCCATATATTGATTTACGATTGCGATAAGTTCTTCATCGGTTTTCTTTTTATAATCTGATACCATTAAAACAAACACTCCCCTACTAATTGAAATAAATCTTCTTTAACTTCTTTTGGTTTATCTAGTTTAACTACTTTAACATCGGGATTGTTTTCTGTAAACCACTTAGCTTCCTTGACAGACCATCGATGTTTACGTATAACCTCACCCTCGTCATCTATAACTGCGTAGCTAAATGGAATCATTCTACGTTCTTCCACCAATAGTTTTGTCCTCTACGTTTATGAAAATTGTCATAAAATCTTTTGTTCTTATCTGATACTCGTATTTTAATGACGCGCTTCCTTAAACTAAATAAACCTTTGACTTGATATACAATCACTTAACTTCTCGTCTCGCAATCTCTTTAGCAATCTTGGCACGCTTCTTACCTGCTTCTTTTACCTTATCAAGCATCTCGTATAATACTTTTAATGTTAGCGCTTTTAATCTATCTTTCCCTGTCTTTGTTTTGAAAGGGTTAGCGTGTCGTTTACTCTTGTGTATCTGTTGCGTTGCCATTTACTTTACTCTCCTCAAACTTTTTTAATGAATTCATATATTGATTAGTTGCAAAATTAATTCCTCTGATGACACCAAGTCTCATAGCATCATAAAACATTCGTGCATCTTTCTCTGACCTAACACCTTTATGCACGTCTACCCAATGATAATATTCAGCGACAGCGACTTCGATTAAATCTTCTTCAAACTTACGTTTCTTTTCATCAGGCGTCATTAGTATGTCCTTTGTTCAAAACATTCAAGGTGTGACTTAATAAACATATTAGTTCTTACTTCTTCATAAAGTTCACCTTGTATACACTTGAGATTCATCTTATATTTTTTCTGTACATGGATAGATTGCATCACTGCCCATGTTAAACAACAACCAATAATAAATCCTACTATTACAAACCCTGTTCCTTCATACTTCTTATCCATTAGTGTCCTCCATTAGCTTCAATCATTCGTTGCGTAGATTCACGATAGCTTTTAATTCCTGTAATTTTTTCAGCTTTTTCTTCACACTTATATAATGGTGTTATTACTATGTTATGTTTCTTTGATGGCAAGTCTTTTATCCATGATAGTTCTTTCGGTCTTGTTTGCATAATGCTTGACCACACGAGGTCTCCGTGACTATTGAATTCTTCGATTGCCCATGCGTATGGGTCTTTCATTTTTATCTCCTAGTAGAATACATGGTTGTTTATTATAACACGTGGTTTCATTCCCCACTGATTATTAAGTGCGACATTGTGAAAATGTGATGCACCTTTAGAATAGTCTTTTGCTTTTAACTTCAATATCTGATATGCAATATTGTAGTATTGAGTTCCCTTTAACGTCTGTGGCGATGGTGGTTTTAGTTTACCATACCATGAGAATTGGTAGGGCTTTTTCATTTCAATACATACGTTCTCAGGTTTGAAATCAGCTCTGCGATACAGCACGTAGCCTACGGCGATTTGCCCTACAAACGGTTCACCCCTTGCTTCCATGAAAATTGTTTGTGCGAGACACGCCAATGCTTGGTCTATCACAGCAACCTCCTTAGATAAGAAACCAGTTACTGATGATTTATTTTGTGGGTATTTTATTTCAAGTTCTTTGAGAAGCTGAAGTGTGTGAATAGCCTTGTCTATATCAGCTAGTCCACCTTTGTCTCGCCATCTAGTTATATAACCAATAGCAGTGCCTTCAGCGAAAGGGATATTGTTTGCAACGATGTATTCCATCGGTTGTATTTTGTATTTTTTATAGTGGTTACCACCCACTTGGATTTCTAATGCACTCTTTTCTTTCATACTTCCTCCTTTACTAGAGTCAATAGTGTCTCTATATTACCTTCATTTATAACGATTGCCAAGCCTTGATTTGCTTTGATTTGGTCGATGTTGTATTTTTGCAACGCAGTGATTTGACCCTTTCCTGCTTTACATTCTATAGCGATGAACCTACCTTTATAGCAAGCGATGATGTCAGGGATACCACTCTTACCATAACCTCCAGTTTGAGGGGAGAAATGATAGCAACCTAGTGAATCCAAGATTTTCTTTACTTTGTTTTTTACTTTTGCTTCGGGTGTCATGTTTGTCCTTAGTTAGTGATTCACCTCGTAGTGAATTCAAATCTGTGTCGTGTAATACTATAATATAAAATATAGGTGTCACTTGCCACGCTATGTTCTCTAAGTCTTTCATATCCTCAGGGCATATATACAAATCAGGGTCAAACAAAGCCCATGTATCTACTAAATCATTTCCTGTGGGTGCGTCATGGTCAGACCTAGCCTTAGCAAAAGGCAATTTCATTTTAATAAATATTGGCAACGTCTCATCTGTGAATTTCCTTGTATAGTTTTTATCTACGCAAACTGTGTAGCTACCGTCTTTATGCCACATCGGCACTCTCCAATGTTTCTTGAGAATATGGTGTGGCATAGGGCAATATACTTTCATGTAACCCTTTCTATTATTTAAGTCGTTCTACCATTTTACCATTAATTGTAATGTCTATGTTCCATGGTGATGATTTAAAGTTTTCTAGATGTGTAAGATATTCTTTAGTGAAGGTATCATGTTTAACGTGAATATACTTAGCAAACTTTTTCTTGAATCCTTTAATCCAATCACTAGGGTGTGCTAGACTACTCATATAATACCCAACATGAAATGCTTTCATATATAAATAAATAGCTTCCACAGGCTTCTCAAAGAATATACTATCAGCTAATTTTTCAGCTTCGGTTTGTGATTGTTTGCCCCAGTAGTATGACGTTACGTTATCAGGGATTAGTTCGGCAGTTACAGTATCCATATCTTCTCTAAAAGATTCTTTATCCATACAAGATATAAATGCAAACGCACCATTAAGTTTATCTTGATAGATACTCATGGCTTCTTTAGATTTCTTTCTATCTACTGTGTTATATGTGGCTATGTATTTTGATGATGGGTGAACCTCCATAGTGTCCATGTTGAATCGCATATGTTTAAAGATTGGTATTCTTATATCGCCACGACTATCTCTACGCCCATACACAATACCACCATGATTGACACTTGATTGAAACACACCATTGGAATAGCTATACGCAGAGAATATCATACGCATACCTTGATGGAAGTTATCAGTCACAATCTCTGCTGTGTTGTCTGACCTAATAATTAAATCTACGCTAGGGTTCTTTACATCTTTTTCGTAGTAGCCTGTAGGTTCATAAGTTCTTGCATTACTATTCCACTTTTCTTTTTCTCGCCACTTTTTAAACTCTTTACTATCCATGCTACCTTTCTTAGCATTAAATTCCTCGGCAGTCATGGATTCTGTTTGCCAGTCGTGATAGTAACCTACGTGATACTCTATCTCACCATTCACTTCGACAGGCACAAAGTATTTGTAGTTATGCTTCCTATCGCTAAAGGGATACTTATCTGTTGTCCCTCTGTAAGGTTTCTGTGTTTCTGTAATACGTTTTAGTCGTTCATACTTTAGTTCGTTATTCATATTTCCTCCCTAGTTCTTCAAATATTTTCTCTAATGACTTCGGTTCAAAGTCGTGTTTACTAAAATCAAACATTGTTTTCTTACCATTGACATGTTTAACATACCCTTTCACTCTTACATTACTTACTATAATTTCTTTCTGTTTCTTATCACTCATCTATTCCTCCTGCTTGTTGAATTACATACTCTAATCTCATATCAGCTAATAATTTCTTTAACTGTGGTATTGTTTCTTTAAATCGTCTAGCATAGTGCCAGTTGATACGATGCGATTCTTTACTTCTAATTTTCATTTTCCATGCTATGGAATTTATTTGTTGCATGATTGCATTTCTTTCTTTTGCTAATTCTAATGTTTGTGTTGTATGCACTTGAATGTGTTCTCCAATATGAGCATTTACTATGCCCATTGTTTGCCCAAAGAATATCTTGTCTTTAACTCGCATCTTAGTCATCTTTTTTAACGACCTTGCCACTTGGTGCTACGAAGTTATTGTTCTGTGTCACAAGCCATAACGTAGGGCATTTAACGTTCCACGTTATTTCTGATTCTAAATATCCGTCTGTAAACACAATGATTGCTTCGGCTTCCACACGAGATTTATTTAGGTGTTCACTCACACATGAAACCATAGTTCCACCCCCACCCTGTGGTTTAAGTAATTCTTTGATGTTGTCATAGTGTTCAGGTAAAAAGACTTGTTCACCATGCACCTCAGTATCCCACCACAATACACGCACTTTACTAGGTGTTGCCACAGAGCATATAGAAGCCAGTTCCGATGCAAACTCAGTTAGTTCCTGACCACCAATCGAGCCTGATGTATCGATAGCCACAATAAGTTCACCAATACTTTCGTTCTCCATGCTTGGTAAATAAATATCATTAGCCATCTGACGTTTGTTAAACCTACGCCATGTATATTCATCATTACCTTTGGTTGCACTAGATATAAACTCGCGTAGCACCTCTCGCCAATTCACTTTGGGTTCTAGCATATCGCCAATCACTCTAGGAATCTTAGCACCCATACGACCTGCAAGTATGCCACCCTCACGTAAAGCCTTGTCAATCTTGCCTGACATTTCCTTAGCTTCTTCATCAGTCATGTTCTGTGCATCTTCAAAGCCATGCTCATCTAGTGTCTTACCTAGTGATTCACTACCACCTGAATCCTTGTTTTGTTTCTGTTGTTTCTTCAAGTCCTCATATATCTCACGCACCGACCAATTATGATACTTAGCATCATATAGTCCACCCTCAGGTAAGTGACACAAATCTCTATCGTTCAGATTCATAATCACATCATTGACTGCATAGTCTGTTGCTACGTTGATAGCTTGTGCATTATCCTTAAACTCTTTCTTGAACCTAGGTATATGCTTTAGTGCAACGTGTAAGTTCTCATGCAATATCAAACCTCGCAACTCAGGGTCTGTCAGTTTAGATATAAATTCACGACCATACTTTTTATTAACGCCGTCAGTATATGCCGTTACATTATCATCAATGATTGAGTTCTTACCCATGAGCATGACACCTGAATACAATGCCGTCTCACGATGTTTCATCAAGGCTATGTGTGCTTTCTTTAGCCTTGTCTCTTGTGTGATTGCCATGTTTATCCCCTATTAAAA